AAGAAAAAGTGCAGACGGCATGTCTTGAACTTGACATCGCCTTGCAGGAGGCAGAGAAACATATCTTGAAGTTGCTTGCTATAGAGGATAGTATACCCAGGCGAGGGGAAGCCCCAACTGAGAAACAAAAAATGTTTGCGTGGAGGTTGGGGATAGAGTTTGATGAGTACGAAATCACGCGAGGGGAATTGTCTGATTTGATCGATAAGGCAGTGAAAGAAAAAGAGGAAAAGAAACGGAAGAAGAAAGAAAAGGTTGAAGCATGAGACGAGAAAGTGTAGGCTCCCATTGCGGGAGCCTTTTTTACTTACTTTTTTTGTAATCGTACTCTTTACTACGACTGCGTACGGCCTGGATAACACGCCATACGTCTTGTACGCTATGCCCCTTCTCTCGTTGCGCCCGATACAGGTCCAACGAAGTGGGAAAATCTTTTAAAAGATGCATGGCTTCCTCATCGGTTAGAGGCTGCTGCTTACTCATTGTGCTGTCACCCTCTCCTCTTTCTCCTCTCTCTCTTTGATGATCGTTCGTACTTTTTCTGCCTGGAATGGCAGAATATCTTCCAGCGCTAAAATGAACCTGAATAAATTATCTTCACTCATATATTTCTTTTTCCCATCACGTATCCGGGGGATGTCCCAGCCGGTCCTACGCTTGTATTCCATGCGATAACCGTGTAGGGACGCTTCAGAACGTCCCAGGAACAACGTTACTCCACCATTGGTGTAGTACGTTGTTCCGTTTAAGGTTATTGTGCTGTCGGCAGGAACATGTATCTCCTGCCCGTTTCTCTTTCTCATTTCGTCTTCCTATCCTTTCGCTTATTGATGTCAGTTGAACCTAAATGAAAGTGTATCATATTGGCTTGTGGAGGTCAAGCCACGTCAAATAATGGGAGTTGCTGATTTACTTCTCTTTGCCTGGCAGGGGCTTGCATCCATTTGGATATGGTACGCACGTTTTGAGACAAAATCTCATGTGTACTATAACAAAATCCTCCTGCATTCGCGGATACCTGTTGACCCGTAGCATTAATTGCCGCTCCATACTTCCCTCCCACAAGCCATGTGGTAGAATCTACTGAAAAATCATCATGGTACTGATGTAATGTTCTCAGAATGTCTACGCTTGCTAGTCCAAAGTAGTGAGGGGATACATGATGTTGCCTCACTGCTAAGGCTATTTCTTGCAGTATCGCCATTGCATACCCCTTATTTTTTGAGAATAGCGGCACCAAACCGCCTATCCCTACGCGTGTATGCTGATTTAAGCCATCGTACAAGAAACGCTTATCTGTCCCTTGCTGATAAATCCAGAGCACTTGCACGTGCAAGTGCTCTGGCAGGAGTGAGAGTAAGAAGCGGTAATTTTCATTGCTTTTTACCTGATCCCCGATGCTATCACAATTGGCAAACCATGCAAATCTTGCATGATGTTTGAGAATAACCTGTGCATATCGCTCTATGTCCTGCCTAGTTAACTCTTTTGCAAACGCTCCTGAGTCCATGACCAGAGAAATAGACTTGCAATCATGTACCAGCTGGTCAGTATACTGGCAAATAGACATCATGCCTGACGCGTTTTCAGCAATTAATACATCTGCCGTTGTTCTTTTTTCGATGCCAGAAAAATACATAGTTGCAGCCATCGGTTATACCTCTTCCTCGTCTACTTGTTCCTGCTCTATCTGCTCAGGATGCAACCGTTTAAATCTTCGGTCCGCAACTAAACGGCGCATAGCTATTTCTTTTGCCAACATCGTTCGCTCTGCCTGGTCACTCAAAAACGCGGCATGCTGAGCCAGTGTGTACTCAGGAGGATGCTTTGTTATGGTGCAAAGGCTGAACACATTAGCTATAGCATCTACCGTCGTTGCAAACGCTGTGAGAGGGTCAACAGAGGGCTTGTGTATTGTTGTGGCTATGTGCGTGACTATTGCTTTCTCTATGGCTTGTTGGCCCGTATAGCAACGCTCACAGCATGGTGTGCCCTCGTCGGTATATGCATAGATTATTCCGAAACAAAGAGCACAAACGGGATCTGGCTCGCTAATGTCTTCTTGGGTGGCTGGCAGAGAAGGAATAGGAAGAACTTCTATCTCCTGCACCTGCTCTATTTTTTCTGCTATCCATTTGCGTACGTGTTCCGCTCCATTCGCTGACTGCAAGAATTCGTTTGCATCCTTGCTGCCAGTAGGGACCGGATAGAACAATGCATTTTTTAGATGTGTTCCCCAAAACTTTGACGCATCCATCCCTGCCGGGTCGTTGTCAAATGCCAACAAGACGTATGGCGCATAGCCTAGACGTGCCTGACAACGCAATGAGCGGCTGCTTGTGCTACCATCGGTACTTGTAGCTACAACGATGTCTCCAGCCTCCTGCTCGATGCTAATAGCATCTAAAAACGCCTCTGTCATCACAACAGGTTTACCTGTTGTGAATAAATCCTCATTGAGCAAGCATTCTCTACTGCCAGTGATAAAACCCCGTCGGTACTTCTTCTCCGTCTCAAACGGACGATACATTGATAGCTTCCAACACTGGCCATTCACATAATGCGGAAAGAAAAGACCGTCAGGAATACGAACACAACCCTTAGCGAGCTGCTCAGGCGTCAGGTTCTCTTCTGACAACCCCCAACGATCAAACGGCGATTCTGTCCATCGTCCTTCTTTTGTGAGAGGAACACAACCGATGTTTTTCTTTTTAATTGTTTCGACGGTTATCCCTCTGCTCTGCAAGTACTCAAGATAGCGTTTACCTCCTGAAGAGAAAAGGTATCGTTGAGCTGCACTGATGAAAAGTGCAGCCGTCTCCATCCACTGTGCAGGAGGCTCAGGCGGAAGACGTAAGGGGCTGGCCGTTCCCGTATAACCCATGTCTGACGGATCGATGCCTAGCTCGTCACAGGCATCTCGAAACGTCATCAAGCTAAATGTTTTGAGGAATTCGATTGCATCCCCTGTTGCCTGGCAGGAACGACACCAGTACCGGGGACGTTCTGCATGTGGCCACACGCGAAAACGGTCGGTACCTCCACACCAGGGGCAGTTACCCGCGTATTCCCCTCCCTGAGTGCTGGCTACACGCTTGAAACGGACGGGGGCGCGTTGCTCAATCAGGGAAATGAGATCTATCGTTGGGAGTTGTTGTACGGTCATGACAGGCTCCTTAGATGAAACAATAGCCACTTTCGCAACCGTCAAAAAGCTCAGGTTGTGAAAAATCACCGTTCGTCACATCTTCAAGCAGCTTCATCTTCCTAGTAAGATAGACCATTGGAAGATTACGGGAACGCTGACGGACCTGTATTGTTTTTTCCAAATCACACGCTTTTTTAAACAGTTCAGGGCGATTCGTTCGCATTTCTTGCCAGGTCTTTACCGAATGATAAGGGCAGAAATAGCAAGAGGATTTAGGAGGAATGGGTAAACCTGTTGAAGCAATGCTATTTAAACATTGCTGTCGATCCATCCGTAAATCAAGAAGAGGATATTCAATAATTTGACAGCTAATTTTTGTGTTGTAATTGGCCCTTTCAGCTTCATCAAGAGATATTCCTAATGCAACAATTGCTTTATTATTTTTCGTTGCACCATGTTCTTTTAACCATCTGGCAACGACAGCAACTTTAAAGTCTGCCGTACAGCTCCTCCTACCGGGTCCGCCGTCAGGGCTTCCGTCTTTCGTCTCCGTGTAAGCAGGAATAACATACCCTCTATTTCTCTCACCTGTGATTCGCTCTAGGAGCGTTTCATTTCGTGAAAGTTCAATGATCGCGATGTTGTGCGCTTGCGCATATGGCATTGCAACGGAATGTACATACTCCAATGTGGCAGGGTCTTCACTATCATCCCCTACATTGCAAAAGAGGAATGTCTTGTAATCGATCTTACCCTGTGCAGCTAAAACAAGAGCAGCAGTACTTTGCACGCCTCCACCATAAGAAAAAACCTTTAATGTTGTCATCCTTCTTTATCCTCTCTTTCTTATATTCAGTATAGCACACACACTTTCACTTTGTCAATGTATGTGGTAGGATTAAGCACTCCATAGCGTTGGCTGTACCGTCTCGATACGTTTGTGAGCCAGCGCAATGTACTCAGCATTCAGTTCAATGCCCAGATACCGACGGTTGTTCTGTAGTGCTACGAGCGGGACGGTACCAGCCCCACAAAATGGATCTAAGATAATACTTTTACCTATTCCTGTGTTTACTAAGCATTTACATCCAGGCTCCCATCCTACTGTACGTGATATTGATCTTGTTTGCGCAAGCAACCCGGTATTTTCTTGTGTGTATTTCTTTTTACCGCTCTGCTTCTCTTTTAAATAAAACAAAATCTTCTTTTTGAACACGCTGCCAGGGAGTGAGACAACATTCACAACACATTGCACTGGAGCCAGCTAGTACGCAAGGCTCTACTAACTTTGGCGGCATGGTTGCAAAATGGGCGGATGCGTACGGTTGTGTTGCAATCGTCCAGACGTTACGTTTATTGCGTAATGGTGTCATTGTCCATCCTCCACTCTCATTTCCTCGTGCAGTGCCATCTGCATTAAGAAATGATAAACATTCAGGACGTTTGTAACCATTACCACTATCATGGTCGCTTACCGATGGTTCTTTCATGGCTTCCTGGTCGTAGTAGTATCGTTCTGATTTTGCCAGCAAGAATACATGCTCATGTGCGCTTGTTGGTCTGTCCGTTACTGATTCTGGCATGGCGTTGGGCTTATGCCAGATAATATCCGATCGCAAATACCAGCCGTCATCTTGCAGGGCTATAGCTAGCCTGGCTGGTATCATCATAAGGTCTTTAGGTTTCAATCTTTGCGGTATCGTGTGTTTGGGTATCCTTGTTTGTTCTCGACTGGGACGGTTTTTATTAAAATCTACGTTACCAAACACTTTATTACCCTCATAACTTGTGTTTGCGTAACTATCCCCGATGTTCAACCAGAATGTCCCGTCATCCTTCAACACGCGTCGTACTTCCCTGAATACCTGCACTAATCGGTCAATGTAGTCAAATGGTGATTGCTCTAGACCGACCTGTCCTTCAACTCCATAATCACGCAATCCGTAGTACGGGGGAGAGGTGATACAACACTGTACAAACGCGTCTGGGAGGCTCTGTAGTACCTGTAACGCGTCTCCCTGGTAAATCAGGTTACTCAGCAACATTATCAAGCCTCCTGGAGCGTTTATTTAGTGCGTGCTGTAGCCTACTGCTCGCAATACTTACATAGGGTTCTTCCTGTGTGTCTGACTGCTCAATGAGGATACAGTGCATTCCTAGTCCAATTGCTGCAACTCCTGTACTACCTGAACCCGCAAAGAAGTCAAGTACTATACCGTTTGGTGGCGTAATAAGTGTTATTAGAAATTTTAAGAGGGATTGTGATTTTATTGTTGGATGTGTGTTTTGTTCTATGGCTGGCAGTTCTGGATGCTTCCCTTCACCTACTCCAGCGCCGTTCATAGATACGGCGCTATGCTCCATTCCTTCCCCCTCATATTCCTCGAATAAACCGCCATCTATTTTCTTAGGTATACCTGCATTACGTTCGCTTGTTGAACTTTTCGGGGTGTAGAAAAAGGGTACGTCTTGCTCGGAGGAAAGAGAGGCAGGAGGAAAACAGTGATAGAAACGGGCGGCCGTTCCTGTGTTTGATTGATATTCAGCATCAAATGTTCGCCTGGCGGAGGAGTAAATACCTTTATTGACGTTATCCCCGACTTTTTGTACCTTTGCGCCAGAGGAACGCATACCAGATTGCTGTTCTAATGCCAGGACAGGGCAATCCTGTGAACACACGTTGTTAGTGCAGAAAAGGCTGTGAGAGAACGTGACGTTAGAGGGGTAGCGACCGGCATGATGAGGATTACTTAACGTCTTTTCTTTTCTTACGTCTTTGCCAGCGCCATAAATGGCGCTATTCTCTATAGACCTATGAGTTATCCCCTGTACCACTTGCGGTACCATGCCAGGTACGCGTGTAGCTCCAATATTCAGAGATTCGACTCCCCACTTCAACACATTTTCAGCAATGGTCGGTTCTGATAGGGGCTTCCTGCACAGTATCCATTCTTCACAGGCTGGTTTTGTGGAGGAGAACCATCCATCCCACTTTTGAGCTTCGGGGCTGGCTGGGGAGGTGAGAACGGCTGCTTCAATACCATCTCTATGCGTCTTATTATAAGTATTATCAATAGGGGCTTTATGGGGATTACGTTTTAAAAAGTCTTTATCAATCCCTACTATCTCCCGTTCTATGCCCAACTTCTGATCAATCATTTTTGAAATATTAGCAGCTTTAGGAAAGCCAGATCCAAACAAATGATAATGCTTCTCGCGTATTTCAAAGCCAGCATTCTCTATTGCCATGGTCGTCCAATGGCTTGTACGAGGTAAAGCCCAGACAAACGCATGTCCACCAGGCTTGATGACCCGTAATGCTTCAGTCATGATTTCTTGCAGGAACACAATAAAGTTTTCCCGTTCCTGCATACTATGTCCTGTGCTGGGAGAAAAACCATAAGGCAGGGTACCACGTCCCTCTAACCATTTCCCTTCTGTCCCTGCCTGCTCTCTTTCTTGGGAGCGATCTTTTACTGCTTTCCCTGAAAAATTATCCCATGACTTTGACATAAAAGAAATTCCGCAGGGAGGATCTATGCAGATCGCATCGACACTATTGCTAGGGAGCGACTGCAAGGCTGTGAGAGCGTCACTGTGTAGAACTTGATCTATCGGTAAGTCTGATTGTTGTCCCTGGGCAGGCGGGCGTGTGGTTGTAGTCATTGCGTGCTATCCTTCTTTGCTCTGGCGTTGTTGGTAGGAGGATATCAGGGCGTCAACCTGTGCTTTATGTTTCTCGTATTGGCGATTGTAGAACGCAAGAAGTTGACGTGCTACTTCTTCGGCATCCTCAATAAAAACTTGGCGTAGATTGATATACCCTCTATGCCCTGTTGCCATACTAAATTCAGTGGCAAGGAGAAGCATGAGTGAAAGGTCTTTATCATCTGTGATTAAGGCAGGTACGTACAAGTTAGATGCATTATCAGGTTCCACGGTATGAAAATCT